CGCCCGGACATAATCTATACAGGTACAGTAGGAAGCTGTGGTTTTGCGTCAACTCGCTCCCCGGTTCTAACCTGGGACCTTGACGACGATGCCAATTTGTATTCCAAATTAGCCCAACGTAGTTATGGGCATGACTGGAACGGCGCCGTCTTCTTAGGTGAGTTGCGTGAATCACTCGGTATGATCGGCAGTACTGCTGCAGTTCTCGCCTCATCGTACCGACACGTCCGTCGTGGTAACTTAGCTGCTGCTTGGACGTCTTTGAAGACGTTTAACGCAAAAGCTTCGAACCGCGACATCGGTGGTCTTCCAAAGCATCTCGTCAGGGTGCGCAGCCGCGAGGCTGCATCACACTGGCTTCAGATGCGTTATGGTTGGAGACCGCTGATTGGTGACGTGTACACAGCTGGACAGGCAATGGCTTCACTTGTTGAGTTTCCTCCACCTGTGAAGGTGAGGGCTCGACGCGTGAAGAAGGAGTCTCTCTCTAATCGTGCTACGGGACTTCTCAGTTCCGTTACGACAAAGGAGCTCCACCGGAACGTCACCCTTTACTGGGATCGGCCTCCGGATGTCATTGCCTCATTGGGTTTGAAGGATCCAGAGTTAGTCGCCTGGGAGTTGATGCCGTACTCGTTTGTTGTTGATTGGTTTATACCGATCGGCAAATATCTCGAGGCTCGTGCTTTCGCTCAGTCCTTCAGTGGTACTGCTGTTGTCACTAACTTGACGGTCGAACGGACCCGGGTATCAGATGACATGCCAGATACCGCACCGTACTCCCTTTTAAACGGGGAGTCCTTGCGGATTCATTCTGCACGATCTATCTCGATGACCCGTACCGTATCAAGTACCTTGCCGAGTGTGACTATACCACAACCCCGTCCAGTTCTTTCCGCTCTGACTAAAGATACTGCCAGAGCGTTGGACGCCATTTCCTTACTGCGTGCAGCTTTTCGTCGTTAGAAGTTCCTTTCAATCAGTTGTTCTCGATGGCCTTCTCGACCATCGTTATAACTTTGGAGAAAACACATGAGCCAAATGGCTTCTTTTAGCGTCAATGACGGCCAGGCGACCCCGGTTGCGCATACCTTCAACCCGAAAACCGAAAGGGACGGCAAGGCTGTCTGGCGGACGGAGACTAACTCGTTGAACACGGGCAACGTCTCCGCTTACGCCTTTCAGCAGCAGCTTACCCACACTCGGACGACGGTGAAGACGGCGCTGGGGCCCACTGTCCTCAAAGACCGCTTCGTGCTTGAGCACCCGTACAGCGGCAGTCAACTCGATCAGCAGGACAAGATTCTGCGTCTCGGGAAGATTGTCGTTGAGGTCCATGCTCCTGATGTCGGCTCGGAAGCTGAACGCAAGAACCTGACCGTCATGGCCAAGAACTTGCTCGACAATGCGCAGGTCCAGGATATTCTCTGGAAATTGGGCATGCCGTACTGACCCCCTAGCGGGGTTCGTGTTCAGTCCGTTGTTTCTACTTAGCGTGTCACATTTTGTGATCCTTTCTATAGGAGGTTAAGATGTCTCTGATCCATGAGTACCCTGACACGCCGCTAAGTGCAGCAGCCGAAATTATCCAGAATCTCCGCGGATCCGTCGTCGAGCCTTGCTCGATTGCGAATTCGTTGAGCCATGGTGATTGGCTGAAGCCGGTGTCATATGAGCAATCTTTGGACCTGTTCGAGGTGCTTGCACTTTCGCACGCGATTGAGGCGGGTCCCATGGCAGAC